ACCAAGGCTACCGACGAGGGCTGGAGCTACAACCGGACAGCCAAGGAGATCAAGGAGAAGTTTGACGGGTTCGCTGGCAAGATGCCCCAGCAACATATCCAGTCACGCGCCCACCTAGTAGCGACTACTGAGTCCCGCTTTGCCTACGAGCAAGCTAACCTCCAGACGGCAAAGGGCTTACAAGCGATGGGCCTTGAGATGGAGAAATCGTGGCTGACGAGAAGCGGTAATGTGTGCGAGATATGCGCGGGCAATGAGAGCGACGGGTGGATACCAGTTGATGATGCTTTCTCATCCGGTGATGATGCGCCGCCAGCTCACCCCGCGTGTTTACCTGACGGAGTGAGTGTTCTTGCTTACGATACTCTTGGCGCGATGAAACGTCGCTATGATGGCGACCTCATCATCATCAAAACTGCCGGAGGCAATCGGTTGCCCTGTACTCCAAATCATCCGATACTCACGTCTGAAGGATGGATCGGAGCTGGCGAGATTGATATAGGAAGCTATGTAATCAGCACCCGCTTTAGTGATCTTGGGGAAGCGTTCGTTAATATGCACGAACAGGATAGACCAACCTTGATCGAGGATATAGTGAGTGCGTTTGCCGAATCGAGCGGCGTGTCTCCCCGCATAGTGGAAGTTACCGCCCCAGACTTCCACGGCGACGGGGAAGGAAGCGATGTCGCAGCTATATGGGCCAATAGCTTTTTGGGGGGTAGTGTGGAGATCTCGGGAAGCAAGCATACCAGCAAGGATGATTTCATCCGGCCCGATATTGGAATGTCGAAACTCACGAGTGCTAGCCGATCTACAGAGTTCCTCAAAACTTTGCTTGCGACCACGCGTAGCTTTATGAGCTGCTTCCGTGTTGCGCTTGTTTTCTTCTGGGGTACGGCTTGCCATACTCAAGCGGTTGGCTGTAAGGATACCCCGGCGCTCGACACCAGCCCAAAGGAGGCGTTTTTTGATGGTGCCGCGGTCAACACCGTATCTATCGGAGAGAGCTTTCTCGGAGACACCAGACTGATAAAGGGAGACAAGTTCATCGATAGGGAGCTGGATATATCCCCTGACATGGTAATCGGCTTGAGGAGAATAAGCTTTTCTGGGCATGTTTACAACCTCCAAACTAAATCGGGCGCCTACATCGCTAACAACATTATAACACATAACTGTCGCTGTGACATGTTGACCAGGCGCAAGGGAGCGGGCGAATGACCAAGGTTTTAACCTGCACCTGCAAGAGCGAGTTTCAGGACAAGACATACGGCACGGGCAACCGCCTTCATAACAAGACTAACAACGGCTGGCGCTGTACCGTGTGCGGGCATGGGAAGGGTGAATAATGCCCTGGACTATTGGAGATGTGGAGAAGCATAACAAGAGTGTTAAAGATAAACCCACGTGGGTAAAAATAGCGAATGACACCCGCGACCGCTGTATAAAGAAGGGCGGGAGCGAGGGAATGTGCGACGCCCTAGCCATAGCCACCGCGAATAAAGCGGTGAAGAATATCAAGGAGGTAAGGATGAGCGAGGAAATAAAAGAGCCCAAGATGGAAGAGGGCGTGGAGATAGAATCTGACATCGTACCCTTAGAGGAGAAGGCTATCTCCGGAGATGGCACGGCGCTCATCAAGATCATATCACCCGGTTGGGGTTCAAGCGGATATTACCCAGCGGATATGCTTGCCCGTGATGCGGGGGTTTACAAGGCTAAGACTCACCTTTACTGGGATCACCCCACCGCCACCGAGGCCGAGGAAAGGCCCGAGCGTTCCTTGAGAGACTTGGCGGGAGAGCTGGTAGAGGATGGTAAGTACTTATCTAACGGTCCCACCGGCCCCGGTGTTTATGCACGAGCTCAAGTGTTCGATGCTTACAAGCCCATCGTCGAGGAGCTTGCCCCCCACATAGGAACCTCTCACCGCGCCACCGGCACCAAGAAGGCCGGGGAAGCTGAGGGGAAAAAGGGGAACATCATCGAGCAGATAACGTCAGCTGCATCGGTTGACTTCGTGACCCAACCTGGTAGAGGTGGAGAAATTATACTATTGTTCGAGGCCGCGAGAGGTAAGGCCCTTGATATAAAGGGGGAAACCCATGAGATAGATTGGGGGATACTCACCCTGGACGATCTCAAGCGCAACCGTTCCGACATCATAGAGTCGTTGCGCGATGAGATCAAGTCGGCTGTATACGGAAATAAGGAAAAGCTTGAGGAGGTAAAACGTATGAGTGATGGACAGATTGAGAAGTTGGAGGAAGAGAAAACCAAACTGGAGGAGGAGAAGGGCGAGCTTGAGACTAAGTTAGAGGAACTCGGAGATGAGACTTCAAGGCTCAAGGAGGTTGTGATACTAAGGGAGGCCCGTGACTTCGTATCCACAAAGTTGGGAGAGTCCGAGCTACCGGATATTACCAAGTCCCGGTTGGTCGAAACCCTTTCTAAACACCCCGTGCTGGACGATGCGGGAGCGCTGGATTCAGAGAAATACACGCAGCATATCGACGAGGCTATCAAGTCGGAGACAGAGTACATAGCAAAGCTCACGGGAACCGGCGACGGCAAAGTCAAGGGCATGGGTTCAGCGCAGGAGAGCGGCGACGGTATGGCCCAGCTTAAAGAGAGCTTCAAGCGCGGGTATCTGCGCGAAGGCCGTTCCGAGGAAGAGGCCGACAGGCTGGCGGGGATCGCTGCCACCGGTCGGTAAGGGGGAGTCGTGGCCGGACCTGGACCGGGACCGTGGGAGAAACTAACAACGGCGTATGACGCCACCTACCAGGAAGCGGGGCAGCAGTGTTCCTCCACCAATGAGGGACGCTACGTAAACATCGTTGAGTCGATGCTGACCCACCCCTACCACGATGCTGGGGATGACCTGGTACAAAAGGGCGACCCCTGCGTAACCTTCGAGCTGGTGGGGATAGCGATGCAAACAGCCCTTGCCACCGACGAAGTGGTGAGCATAGATACCGAGGGTATCTGGTGGCTGATGGTTAAGTCCTTTAGTTTCGGCTGGGCTATTAACATAGGCCAGCGCGTCTACATCGACACCACTACCGCCGTTGTCTCCGATGACATTGAGGGTATGCCTTTTGGCTGGGCCCTTGGGTCTGTAGCCGATGGGGAAACTACACTCATCGCGGTCAAGGTTCATTCAACCGAATGGCTGCTCTGGATACTGTACTGGTGGTGGTTTGGGAATCCGACCTAAACCGCTATAACGAGAAATGAATAAGGAGGAAAAGTAAATGCCAGAATTGTATGTGAATACCGGCCGTGCGGCCGGCGAGGAATGCTCCTCGACTTACGAGGGGCGACACATTACCATCGAGGAATCCCTTATCGTCCATCCGTCACATCCGGCTGACGGGTTTGTGGACAAGGGTGACCCCGTTCTAGTCGGGGCCAACATAGTGGGAGTAGCGTTTGACAGCGCGTCCGCTGATACTGACTATATTGCCATCGACACCGAGGGGATATGGTTCTTGAACGCTACCGCTACTGACGAGGACGGCGCTAACGCCATAGCAGCAGGTGATGAGCTGTTCTTACACAAGACCACCTGCATCCTTTCAAAGAACTCAGACAAGGCTACTCATCAGCGCTTCGGTTACGCGCTCGGTGATATCGCCGCAGGCACCGATGTCGTAGCCGTGAAGGTGCATTGGAATCCCGACGACGCCCTTGAGTTAGTGGGCGCGGCCTTCCTGTCTATCGGCACCATCAACAACGCTCGTGAATACCGCTATCGTTCCACCGCTGTTGCCGGTGGAATTCGCGGTCAGTACATCGCGCTTGCGCTCAACGGCGCGTGTGCCGGTGGAGAAGCGGGTAGGCACAGGACTATCGTAGAGGCAGTAGGCGTGAGCGGTGGCGTTCACGGTTGCCATGATGGCCTTGAGTTCGACGCCGATGGCACGATCACCGGCCTGGGCGTAGGCCACAGGGCCACCTTTATGGGCCCCGACCGCGCTCTGTTTGCCACCATCTCAGGCGGCATGTCAGAGCTGTGGGCCGAGGGTGACTCGACTGACTTCGGAGCGGCTACCGTACACTCCATCCATAGGTTCGTGATGGGCGGGGACGCGACCGGATGCGCGACCGCCGACAACGTGTTCGAGTTCGTGAACCTCTCGGCTACTCAGTACGAGGCGAATACCGACACTCCCGCTTTTGCGCTGCGGTGCATCATCAACGGGAACGTCCGGTACATAATGGTATCCGAAGCACAGGCGTAAGACCTGAAGGTGACGGCATGGATTATCACAAGGAATTGCAGAATAGAAATGAACGGGCAAGTGGGATAATCAGCCAACTCGCTTATGAGCGCTACCAGATATGCAAGACTCAGGAGGAAGAGGAAAAGCGTATCGGTGAGATAGACCAGCTCATGGGCGAGCAGGAAATGATTATCAAAGCCACCACCCAGGCGCAGAAAGACTTTAACACCTATCTCGCTATTAAAGAAAGCGCCGTCACGCTTGAACAAGTTAAGGAAGGCATAGAGGAGGCGGGCAAGTTAGAATAGCCCGCCGCCGACTGCAAGGTACACGGCCCCGCAAGGGGCTTTTTTAGTACCAGAAAAAGGAGGAAGAATAAATGGCTGAATTGCTACAGCTAATGGAATCAATGGATGGGTTTAAACCTGTCCGTGGAGCCCATCTCGATGAGGCGTCTATGGCGACTGCTTACGACCTGCTGACCAACGCCAATAAGATGCCTGTCCACCAGTGGGAATATAGCTTAAAAGAGGCTATCACCACTTCGGACTTCCCGTACCTGTTCGGGGGCATCTTGGACCGCCAGATATTGGCGCGTTACACGGCTTCCATACCGGACTGGAGGAGCTATATCTACGTCGGGTCATCTAAGGACTTCCGGCAGAAGAGGCTCCACAAGGTGCAGGGGCTTGACAACCTGCTGGACAGGGTCGCTGAGAAAGGCGAATACCTGGTCAAGCCGGTGGGAGAAGGCCGCTACACCTTGCAGGTCTATAAGTACGGTAACCAGTTTGACATAAGCTGGGAATCCATTATAGACGACGACATGGGCGCGTTCTCCGATGTGCCTCAGAGGTTCGCGGATGCCGCTACCTACACCGAGGCGTATCTCGCTACGTCCCTGTTCTGCGGCGTAGGCGGCCCGAGTGCCGCTTTGTTTGGCGCTCCCATCGCTGATGTGGACGGGCAGAACGTGACCAACTCGGGCGTCCTGCCCCTGACCATCGCCAACCTGGAAACTACCGTTTCATTGATGGCGCGTCAGACCGACGTATACGGCAAGATACTGGGTATCAGGGCAAAGTACCTGGTCGTACCGCCGAGCCTGGAGTTCACCGCGAGGGCCATTTTAACTTCAGCTCTCAAGCAGTGGACAGAGGTTGGAGCGGGCGCGGGAATCCCCGTGCCGACCGCTAACGTGATACCCCAGATGGGCTTGCAGCTTCACGTGAACCCCATGTTGGAAACGATCGACGCGACTGCTAACGATGTGGGAACGTGGTACATGTTCGCGGACAAGGGTTCGGCTAAGACCATGAAGGCGATGGAGTTCGATTATCTCAGAGGCCACGAGAGCCCCGAGATATGCATGAAGGCATCCGACAAGGTAAGCCCGAGCGGTGGTCCCATCTCGCCCTTCGCGGGTGACTTCGCAACCGACAACATTTTCTACCGCTGTAGGATCTGTGTTGGTGGGGCGGCCCTCGATCCACGCGCTGCTTACACACAGGTACACACCTAAGAACTGAAGGAAGTAAGGGGGGCTTTACGGCCCCCCTCTACCCTTTGGAGGGAGAGACTAGATGGCTTTCACCTATGACCCCACAACCGACAGGGGGAAAGTAAGGTTGCTCGCAACCGATACCGATGTGGCCTACCCCTTGTTTACAGATGCTGAGATAGACGCATTTTTAACCCTTAACTCAAACGTATTAATAGCAGCCGCCATGACGCTTGAGACTATCGCGTCGAACGAAGTGTTGACACAGAAGGTTATCAAGCTGCTCGACCTCTCTACCAATGGTGCGGCTGTCGGCAAGGAGTTGAGGGAGAGAGCCAAAGTGTTGAGGGACCAGGCCGCTGGCGAAGAGTCAGGCTTCGACTATGCCGAGATGGTCTTTGACCAGTTTGGATACATGGAGAAGATTACCAAGGAAGCTCTAAGGAGCGGTTAACGTGCAGCGTGACATTATTCATCCCGACTTATTGACCGACCTTCACCGCTTCTTCTCATCCGTCTGCACCATCCAGGAGGTCCCGACCCCTATAGCGACCGATGCCGCGGGGGAGGAGATACTTGCCTTTGTTGATCTAGCAGACCACGTGGATCTCCCCTGCACCATCGCGCCTTCGGGTGGGCAGGAGGTAAGGAAGCCCGACAAAACCTATGTCATAGCCTCCCATCACGTTACCTTAGCAGGTCATTACCCAACTGTAATCGAGAAAATGAGAGCGGTTGTCAATGGCACCGCCTTGGACATATTGCTGGTCGAATCAGACAGCCAATCGGAGACTACCCGGCTGGCTTGCCAGATAGCTAGATAAGGAGGAAGAGATGATTTTTAACGATGAAAACGCGCCAGGGTTTCCCATTATAGTTGCCATGCACATTAACCCCACAGGTGGCGCGGAGGGGCCGTGGGCTCCTTGGACGGGCACCCTATCGGTCGGTGACATAGAGATAGGCGCGGTGGAGCTTAAAAACCACAACACCGATGACCGTGTTGCTGTGAGTGCTACCCATGAGCTTCTTACGCACAACCGAAAGGACATGACCTCAGTAGCTAACTCAGCCGCGGGCGCTATAGCGATGGCGGTGACTCCAGGCGTGGATGCTTACATTGAGCAGATGACCATCCACCTCTCGGTTGCTGGCGGCGCTGCTTGCGGCGACTTAACCGTCACCTTAGATAAGAACATCGGCGCACCCTACAACACCGTGTTGTTAACCCAGGATATGGTAGCTGTTGTTGATTATCTGTGGATCCCCCCTCGCCCAATATTCATCGGCGCTCTGGATGGCGCAAATGTGGCATGGGCCAATAATAACGGTGTCACCTACGGAATCGAAGTTTACTGGTCTGCACATTAAGGAGTAGTCGTGAGGATATTGAACGGTGTAGACGTATACGACATAACCGATGGTGATCGCATACCAACGGAAATATTATCCAGTGGCGCGGCTGGTGCTTTGCATACTCCAAACGACCTCGCCCTCCTCATGGATGGCACGACACAAAATATGGATGAGGTCCACAAAATACAAGCCGCCACTACAGGCGGTGTAGGCGGTGCATGGGTAGAAGAATCCAACTGGCACGGTGGCTCAGGTGTGCTAGCTCGTAAAGCGCCTAATATCTGTGAGGCTGTGGATAACCTGTTAGCAGATGAGGATGCTAGTTTTGAGGGGGGGACGGTAGGGAATCATGCCGCCGTTGCCGGGACAAGTTCCCTTGATGTTCTTTCAACAGATGCCTATCATGGTTCGAAATGTCTTAGGGCAACAGCGATTAATGCAGATAGCCGTGGGCTTAATGATGTAACAGCCATAACCGCCAATGCTCAATATACCGCATCTTGTTTTTACAAGGCTGGAAACGCTGCCGCCGTGGGAAAACAATACTACATTATGGTAACAGGGGACGTTACGGGCATAGCGACGGGGCCAGCAGTTACCCTCACTACTGAATGGCAACTTGCGACTCATACACATACATGGGCGGGGGATTCTATCCGACGAGTATATTTTTATAGAGCATCTCTTGGCACTTCTGTTGCGGGTGATGAACTCTTAATTGATGGTTGCCAGCTAGAGCAACGCGCCTATGCTACTCCGTTCGCATTGGATTCCAGGGTGGCATGCACCATGACATTTCCAACCGCAGGCATTCTCACAGCGGGACAGCCGCTTAGTATCGTGATGGCGGTGCGCACATTTTGGCCTGGGAATGACGGGAAGGCGCATTATTTCTTCGACAACGTGGGAACGGGTGCTACCCAGAACTCAATCTTTTTTCGCAAGACATCTGCGACCAATAGACTAGAGTTTTACGTTTACGACAATGCCTTTGCCTCAAAATATTGCAGGGAAGTTGTTGATGGAACCGATTGGCCTGCTGATACCTCCCATATTGTTGCCCTCACCCGCACAAGTGCGGGGGTACTGGATGCTTACCTCAATGATGTCCAATTCACAGATATAGACTTGGGTGCAGGCACGGGTTTGGAAACGGTATCAGGTGCGAATATATTTATCGGTACTCGTGATGGTGGTAGTCTTCCTACTAACGGTGCTATCCTCCTCGACGCCTACAACCGTGTCCTATCCCGTAATGAGATCAGCCTTGCTTCCGCTCAGTTGGCATGGGCCATGAGGCAGAGGGGGTTCTGATGTACCTGGAGATAATACCCAAGTCATTCACCCTGGCAGATAGTGGGATGTTCATCATTGGTGAGGCTAAGTATAAGTTTAAGAAGATGAAAGACCTACCCACAGATTCTTATGAGTGTGTAGCTACCCTGCTTCCCGATGAAGTAGAGAAGGAATATAAGAGGGCTAAGAAGGTTACCATATGTTTCAAGTCGCTCATACTAGAGGGCGACAACACGCCTATCGGGATAATGAATCTGTTCTACTGCAAGGTGTTCGAACCCGTGGTTAAGGATGTTTCGGTTAAAGAGGATAGTTCACTACGTGGTGAAACACTAGATGTTAGTGAACCCATAATAGACGAGGAGCGCGTTGGACAATGCGAGATATTGGTAAAGGATTGCCAGAAGTATGTAGGACAAGTATGGAGGTATGACGTTGAAGATACGATTTAAGACTCACATATTTATCGGCGGCATGGAATACCAGGAGGGCGAGATTTGTAATATGCCCGACTGGTTAGCTAAATCATTTATCAGGGGGAAGGTAGCCGAAGCACCGGGGATAAGTGTGCTGGGGGGTAAGGTCACGAAGAAACCCCCTGTGAAGAAGGCTCCAGTGAAGAAACCCGTGGCGAAGGAGAAGGTGAAAAAGGTTGAGCAGTTGGATGAGCATGATGGGGGCGCAAAGCCTGATAAAGAATCTGCAAAAGGTTAGCGACAACTTCTCAAACAGCCTGGAAGCCGCCGTTAAGTCGGGGGCTCTTTTAGTTCAGAATGATGCTAAGAAGATGTCACCTTATAAGACGGGCAACCTAAGCAGCTCTATCCATATTGAGACTGCCGAGAAGAGCAATGACAAGGTGGAGGTCCGAGTGGGTACGGATGTGATCTACGCACGGACACAAGAATATGGGCGTGGGAATATCCCCGCTCATCCCTTTATGCGTCCTGCTTTCGATATGAACCAGGAGAATATCCAGAAGGAGATTATAGAAGCCCTCAAGGATTTAACATGATATATGAATCACTTAACCAGTGGCTTCGGGCCAACATAGCTCTGGCGGGTGCAAGGGTATACCCACGCACGGTGCCCCAAGACCCCACTCTACCGCTGCTTACTTATCTTGAGATATCCGGTGTTCCTTGGCATATGCACCAGGGAATCTCGGGGATAGAAACAGCGCGCTATCAGATATCATGTTGGGCCGAGAAATACCTTGCCGCGAAACAACTTGCGGATGAAGTGGTATTAGACCTCGACTGCTTTGTGGGGGATATGAACGGTACAACCATCCAGGCTTGTTTCAAAATAAACGAGGTTGACCTGGGCGATGAGGCGATAGGCTACCACCAGATAGCCCTTGATTTCTTGATCACTTACGAGTATTAAAAACCAGCTCTCAAGGCTTTCACGATAGTAACAGAGCCGTCCTCAAGGGCGGCTTTTCTAATTAAAGGAGGAATTTAAAAATGGCTATTACTGCTGCTGGACACGGGTTCGGAGCGAAGATTGAACTAGGCGGGAATGAGATTGCAGAGCTGTCGAGCATCGGGGGTATAAAGATTACCACAGCTCTCGAGGACGTTTCTAGCCATCAATCTGACGCTGCCTTTGAAGAGATCGTAGCCGGGATGCTCAAGGCTGGCCCTGTCGCTATCGAGGGCAACTTTATTCCCGGTGATACTAACGGCCAGGTGGCGCTGCTCGCCCTCCAGGTTTCCCGAGCGCTGGGGGATTTTGTTATCACCCTCCCCACTGCGGCCTTCGGGACTACATTTACTTTCAAGGCCATAGTGGGGGATACGGATGTTGGAGCTGCCCCGATAAACAGCAAGGTGCCCTTCTCGTCATCGCTTGCTATCACGGGTCAGCCGGTTGTAGCTATCAGCGCAAGCGTGAACATCACCGCTCTTACCTGCACGGACGATATCGGCGGCGCAGCGGATTACCCCGCTTTTGCTGCTGCTACTTATGAGTACGTCTTTGAGGTGGCTAACGCAGCTGTGGAATACTCGGTCAACGCTACGTTCGCGGCTGGAGTATGTACCCTGACCGATGCAACTGGTGGGACGCACACGCTGCTGACCACCGTGGAGTCGTCGGAGATGACCTC